AAACTCTAAAAATGCAAAAAAAGAAAAAGTTAGCAGGAGATAAAGATTATGGAGAACTATCTTTATCGCATAGGCTTATGATAATGAGAAAACTTGAAAAAGTTCTACCTAGATTGAAAAAAATGGCAAAAAGAATGGTAAAGGTGAAAAGACAACAAGAAATAGCAAGACATCTTGGAAGTGGGAAAAAATGAAACTAATAACAGAAATAACAGAAGATCTTGAATATATTACCGAAGAATCTCAAGGTAAAAAAGCACTATACATTCAAGGTCCTTTTATGATGGCAGAAGTGAAAAACAGAAACGGCAGAATATATCCTGCATCAGTATTATTTAAGGAAATGAAAAGATATAATGAAAATTATGTAGCAAAAAATCGTGCTTTTGGAGAATTAGGACATCCCGAAGGACCTAATATCAATCTTGAAAGAGTATCACATATGATTACTGAGCTCAAACAAGATGGAAATAATGTTTGGGGTAAGGCGAAAATTATGGATACACCTTATGGTCAAATTGTGCAAAATTTAATCAGTAATGGTGCGCAACTTGGCGTATCTTCTAGAGGTATGGGTACTTTAGAAGAAAAAAATGGCACTAAAGTTGTAAAAGATGATTTTTATCTTGCAACTGCCGCTGATATTGTTGCCGATCCTTCTGCACCTGAAGCATTTGTGCAAGGTATCATGGAAGGTAAAGAATGGATATGGGATTCTGGTGTTTTAAAAGAGAAAGCACTAAATGAAATAAAAAGAAATATTAAAAGTTCTTCTTCAAAAAAATTAACTGAAACAAAGTTGAAAGCTTTTAATAAGTTTTTATCAAATCTCTAATTGTATAAATATAAACAGAGTTATCTCAAAAATATATAGGAGTTTTCAAATGCAAGACAACGAAGTAATTGAATCTGTAGAACAGGAAGAAGAGCTTGAAGAAGCAGGAATTCCTGGAGCAGGTAAAAACAAAGACGGCATGAAAAAAGTAAAAGCTGAAGTTGATGATGTAGGAACGGATCCTACTGTTAATGATGCATCAAAACCAGAATATACTAAAAGTGTAAACAAAGCAGCAAGCAATTCTGCTCCAAAAACATCGGTAAAAGAACAAGCATCAAAAATGTCTCTCATTAAATCTATTTACGATAAACTTGATGAAATGAGCAGAGAAGAAGTTGAGGAAGTACTCGGTGCACTCAATGAAGTTGACGATGCAGAAGAGATCACAGAAGAACAAATTATGAAATATCTTTTAGACGAAGGATATACAGAGCAAGAAATTGCAGATATGTCAGAAGAAGATATAGCATCTATTCTTGAAGGTATGGAAAAAACTTCAAAGAAAGAAACTGCTGAAAAGAAAGCAGTGATTGCTAAAGAAGACATGGAAGCAGATCTTGCGGGTGACGTACAGGCACTCATCGAAGGCGAAGAACTCTCGGACGAGTTTAAAGAAAAAGCAGCAACAATTTTTGAGGCTGCAGTTTTTGCAAGAGTAAATGAGGAAATTGCTAATAGAGTTGAAAAACTTGAAGAGCAATACCAAGTCGAACTTGAAAAAGCAATAAACGAAAATCGTTCTTCAATGATTGAAAAAATTGACGATTTCATGAACTATGTAATCAAAGAGTGGATGGAAGAAAATCAATTAGCAATTGACAAAGGAATTCGTTCCGAAGTTGTTGAAGATTTTATGGTCGGATTAAAGAACCTCTTTGTAGAACATTACATAGATATTCCTGATGAAAAAGTTGATCTTGTAGATGATCTTTTCGCAAAAGTTGAAGATTTGGAAGAATCTTTAAATTCTGAAATTCAGAAAAACATTGAGACAGCAAAAGAACTCAAAGAATACAAGAAAATGGATGTAATGTATACTGTTTCAGAAGGTTTGACGGAAGTTGAAATTGAAAAACTTCAAAAACTATCTGAAGGTATTTCATTTAATAATGAAGAAGAGTATGCAGAAAAATTGAACATGATTAAAGAAAATTACTTTAAAAGTAATGAAAAGCAGCAAGTATTAACAGAAGATACTGTTGAAGATGAATTAAATGAAACTTCTCACGATGCTGATGATTCAAACTATGGAATGGCAAATGAAGCGATAAGAAGATATGCCGATGCTATTTCAAGAACACTTAAAAAATAAATTTAAAGGAGAATAAACAAATGTATCTTTCCGAAAGTTTACAAAAAAAATGGGCTCCTATTCTTGAGCATCCCGAACTAGGGGAAATCAAGGATTCTTACAGAAGAGCGGTAACAACTGTACTTCTTGAGAATCAAGAAAAGTCCATGAGAGAAGATGGTCAGATTCTTGCAAGTCAAAACTTTATTACCGAAGCAGCATCTGATGGATTGGCAGTAGGTGCTCCGAGTGGTGCTGGTAATTATCCAGATCAAGGTGGTGTTGCAAAATATGATCCTATCATGATTTCATTGGTAAGACGTTCAATGCCTAATTTGATTGCATATGACGTTTGTGGTGTTCAACCTATGACAGGTCCAACAGGTCTTATTTTTGCTATGAGAGCAAGATATGACAAGATGAATGGTACAGAGGCACATTACAACGAAGCAGACGCTTCTTATTCTGCAAATAGCAATGTAGGTCAAACATCTGGTGCTCCAGGTTTATTGCTTGTAGCAAATAATGGTGCTGCTGTTGCTAATACTTCTGCAGCATTAGGATCCGCTGCAGGTGCTTTGGATGTCGCAATTGGTGAGGATATGACACCTCAAAACATGGCATTCTCAATTGAGAAAGTTACTGTTACTGCACATACAAGAGCATTGAGAGCAGATTACACAATGGAAGTTGCACAAGATCTTAAAGCAGTTCATGGTTTGGATGCTGAGACCGAACTTAGCAATATTCTATCTGCTGAAATTCTTGCTGAAATTAATAGAGAAGTTATTAGAAAAATCTATAACGAAGCAACTATTGGTGCACAGCACAATACTACCACAACAGGTATTTTTGATTTAGATACCGATTCAAATGGTAGATGGTCTGTAGAGAAGTTCAAAGGTCTCATGTTCCAAATCGAAAGAGAGGCAAATGAGATTGCAAAGAAAACACGTAGAGGAAAAGGTAACATGATTATTACTTCCTCTGATGTTGCTTCTGCACTTCAAATGGCAGGTGTATTGGATTACGCTCCTGCATTAGACAGCAACAACATGAATCCAGATGATGCTGGAAACACTTTTGTTGGTGTATTGAATGGTAGATATAGAGTTTATATTGATCCATATGCAGTGACAAATAGTTCAAACTATTTTGTAGTTGGATACAAAGGTACTTCATCGTATGATGCAGGTATGTTCTATTGCCCATATGTACCTCTACAAATGGTACGTGCGGTTGATACCAACACCTTCCAACCAAAAATTGGATTTAAGACACGTTACGGAATGGTAAGAAACCCATTTGCTAAAACAACAGCACCTGCTGCTAATGAATTAGCAGGATATGATTTGGGTGGAGATTTCGGTTCTGGAACTACAGGTCTTCATGCAAATGAATATTACAGAATTGTTAGAGTAAATAACTTGATGTAATATCATTTCTTTAAATTGCGGAAGTTTTTTGACTTCCGCAATCCTTCCTCTTTCATATCATATAAATAATGATATGTCAACACTTACAAAAAATATAAATTATTTCATACCAACAGGCTTTAATTTCATAATAGACAGAATACCGAATGTCAATTTTTTCTGTCAATCTGTGAATTTACCTGGAGTAAATTTAGGAACGGTTACAATAAACACGCCTTTTAAAGATTATCCTTTAGCTGGTGATAAAGTTGAATTCAATGAATTTAGAATATCATTTGTAGTCGATGAAGAATTAAAAAATTGGATAGAAATTTATAATTGGATTATAGGTCTAGGATTTCCCTCTGATTTTGGACAGTATTCAGATCTGAAGAAATCTCATCCGAATGGAATATACTCAGACGCAAATTTATTCATATTATCCAGTCATAAAAATGTACAGCATAAAGTTGTTTTTCAAAATATTTTTCCAGTATCATTAAGTGATATTGATATGAACTCCATTTCATCGGATACTACTACAACAATTGCAGATGTCAGTTTTGCGTACACTATATATAATATTGAAAGATTGATTAGTGATATTTAAAACATGAGGTTAGATGCAATTAGAGGATATACAAAAATTATGGACCAGTGATTGTACAATTGATGATTCTCAATTAGATATAGAATCTATAAAAATTCCAGAATTACATAACAAATATTTAAAAATTTTTTCAGAAGAACGCCTTAGATTAGTTAGAATGGAATCTAAGAAAAAAAGTTTACAAAAATTAAAATGGCTCTACTATACAGGAAAAATAGATAAATCCAGTCTTGAAGACATGGGATGGGAACCTTTTGAATTAGATATAAAAAGCAGAAATAAAGAAGATCTAAATAGATTTTTAGATTCAGATAATGATTTAATGGAAATGCAAGAAAAAATTGAATATCAAAAAGAAAAAATAAACTATTTAGAAACTATAGTGAAAACATTGTCTAATCGGGGTTATTTGATAAAGAATGCAATCGATTGGAAAAAATTTACGATGGGAGCATGATATATGTCATATGATTTATTGATTCAGGCAAATTTGCCATTGTTTTCTAATGATGGTGGATCTATGGGAGGAACTGAAAGACAGATTCTAACAGTTGCTGAAACACTATCTGAAAAAGGTGTGAATGTTGGAATACTACATTCTATTGGGGATGGAACCGATAAGATAATAAATGGTGTAAAACACTTAAATGTTTTTAGACATCATTATGCAAAATCAAAAGTTAGAGTAACATGC